GGGGTAGTAGGTTTACTACCGTATCCGACAAACCACTTAAGCGGGATAGGTGGAGGGGGGGAGGTATGGTCTGTTGTCCATACGTACTCGAACCCCAGTGAAGGAAGAATCCTCTCACACTGCGACATCCACGTCTGACACGCAAGTGTTGTCTCAGAAGCCCCACGGGGGGCATAAAGAAGACAATCTTGTGGTCGGAGGCGGGTTAGTAGATAGGTTGCTACTTTTCGTGCAACTGGTGTGATCTTCTTCACGGTCTCCTCATCAAGGGGGAGGCCAATTCCACCAAGCTGTTCAGGAACCCACCACGAACGGTTAGTGTTAAGGAGAAGTTCCTTGTTCTCAAGGATAAATTTTCGAAGTAACACTTTTCGTATGTGTGGTGGGTGCTGTTCAACTAGAGTCCGGGACATAGCCCCGAGGGTCGTGCACTGGAGGTGGACAGGGCGGTTAACCGCAATTCCAAATAAACCTCCGTCAGCGTCGGAATCCTGGCCGTAGCATAAATTTATGCGCCAGGGATAGACCCTTCTAAACTCTTTGGAGTGATGTGACCGGTTATAGAACTCTGAGTTCAAACAACAAGTTGTCGTATGAACATAGTTTTTCCCAACCGAAGGTTTTAGTCCAACAAGTGCAACATGTGCATCCCAATTAACGAATGGTGAATTTGATGACATCATGACATCATCACCGTTGACGAGGAGGGGAAGTTCCCTTAAGGGAACTTGTAATGTTGGGTCCAGGAAACACCGATTAATAGCGGCGTTAAGAACACAGAGAACAGGAAATGACAGATAGGAACCCATGAGCTGACCATTATTTTGGTCGAACACATGTGTACCTGTTTTTGTCCTATATTCAAGTTGGTGATCGGTAAGCATCGACTTTAATCGAAGGTACCGTTCTTGCCATCCGCCGAAGCGATATAGCCTTTGTGTTATAGCCTGGAGGACTAAAAGAGACCAATAAGGGTCTAGGGTATCGGTGGCAGACTTGTAGTCTCCCGAGAGTAGGTACTTATACTTCATATTGTTGACATCGTCCACGTTTAACGGACGTCCAACGAGGGAAAAAGTATAGTGGTTAGGAAGTTGTGAATAGACAAGACGATTCCAGGCTTTCGCCCGGTAATACGGCTTAGTCTCTCCGATTGACACCCATCGGACCTTGCAAGGTTCGAGAATAGGTGCAATTCGGGCCTTCACCTTTCTTCCTGATGCCCACTCACCGACCAACTGAACTGGCTTCCCGTAAATAGATGCATCACCTAGCCTAGGGGTATAGACCATCCGAATAAGGACAGTTTCCACTCCATATGGCTCGGCGGAATCTAATAGATTTTGCCATGCTCCCCCGGATTTCCGTGGGGATTCATAGCTGGAAG